TCAGCATTTAAAAAAGTTTACTATGATGAAATTATGCAAAGAGCAGTTTCAAAATTTGTACCTGCAGAGGATATTGTCGTACCCTATACAGCAACATCATTAGATGATTGTGAATCTATAATTCACAAAGTGCGTATGACAGAAAACGATTTAAGAAAACAACAAGTCGGTGGATTCTATAAAGATATAGAAGTTGATCCAGCGTATTTAAGCGAAACAGATTCAGAAAAAGCTCAAAGAGAACTAGAGGGAACAACTAAAGGTAGAGATCAAAAAATGTTTACTCTTTTAGAATGCCACGTTAACATAGACTTAGAAGGCTTTGAAGATTTAGGTCAAGATGAAACACCTACAGGAATTAAACTTCCTTACATTGTAACTTTAGAAGAAGGTACAAGAAAAATATTATCAATTAGAAGAAACTTTGCAGCAGAAGATATTATGAAAGACAAAATTAATTATTTTGTTCATTTTAAATTTTTACCTGGTTTAGGTTTTTACGGTTTTGGTTTAACTCACATGATAGGTGGTTTATCAAGAACAGCAACATCGGCATTAAGACAATTGCTCGACGCTGGCACCTTGTCTAATTTACCCGCAGGATTTAAAATGCGTGGTATTAAGATGAGAGATGAAGCACAATCTATTCAACCCGGTGAGTTTCGAGACGTAGATGCTCCAGGAGGAAATCTAAAAGATGCCTTCATGACATTACCGTTTAAAGAACCATCAGCTACTTTATTACAACTTATGGGAGTCGTGGTACAAGCAGGGCAAAGATTCGCATCTATTGCGGACATGCAAGTAGGGGATGGAAATCAACAGGCAGCAGTGGGCACGACAGTAGCTCTGTTGGAGAGAGGGTCTAGAGTTATGTCAGCAATACATAAACGACTGTATGCTGCCATGAAAAAAGAATTTACGATTTTAGGTAGAGTATTTAAAACTTACTTACCACCTGAATATCCTTACGATGTTGTTGGTGGACAAAAACAAATTAAACAAATGGACTTTGATGATAGAATAGATATTCTACCAGTTGCTGATCCTAATATTTTTTCTCAAACACAAAGAATATCAATGGCACAAACAGAATTACAATTAGCAACATCTAATCCAGAACTACATAATCAATATGCTATTTATCGAAACATGTATGAAGCGTTAGGTGTAAAAAATATAGATACAATTTTAAAAAAACCAGAACAACCAGCTCCAAAAGATCCAGCATTAGAACATATTGATGCAATGGGTTCAAAACCATTTCAAGCTTTTCCTGGACAAGATCACAGAGCACACATTACAGCGCATTTAAACTTTATGGCGACTAACATGGTTAGAAATGCACCAATGGTTGGAGCAGCAGTTCAAAAAAACTGTTTAGAACACATAAGTTTAATGGGTCAAGAGCAGATTGAATTAGAGTTTAGAAACGAGTTGCAAGAATTAGCGAAAATGCAGCAGATGTTGCAACAAAATCCTCAAATTCAACAACAGATGGCACCATTGCAGCAAAAAATTGAAGCAAGAAAGTCAATTTTGATTGCTGATATGATGGAAGATTACATGAAAGAGGAAAAACAGATTACTGGAGACTATGGTAATGATCCAATTGCACAATTAAGAGCAAGAGAGCTTGATATTAGAGCAAGAGACAATGAACAGAAGAGAAAAGAAGCTGAAGACAAATTAAATCTTGAAAAAATGAAAACTATGATGAATCAAAGTCTGAATTCAGAAAAACTGGATCAAAATGAAGAATTAGCAGAATTAAGAGCTGAAACTTCACTTGAGAAACAAGAAATGGCTAATGAGGCAAGAGAAAAATTAGCTATGATGAAACCAAGAAGAAACTAAGGAGGAAAAATGGCTTGGAAAGGGTATGCACCCACAAATAAAGAAAAAGTGATTACAACTCCAAGGGTTGATAATAAAAAACCCAAGGATAAACAACCTGTAACTGGAACAAGAATTGCTAGAGTACAAAAACCAGTAACTTGGAGCTAATATGTGGTTTGGAGCAATTAAATTAGCGTTAAACGCTGGAACACATATTTACAAAAAGCGTCAAGAAACAAAAATGGCTATGGCGGATGCACAACACATGCATGCGCGAAAGATGGCCAGCGGCGAAGAGCAATACCAGGGCAAACTTTTAGAAGCTCGGCAAAACGACTACAAAGACGAGGTCGTACTTGCGATTCTCACATTGCCCATAATAATTTTGGCCTGGGGAGTTTGGTCGGACGATCCGGCCGCGATGGAGAAAATAAAAATGTTCTTCGAGCATTTTGCGGCGCTGCCGTCATGGTTCACAAATCTCTGGATACTTGTATGCGCGAGTATATTTGGTATAAAGGGAACACAAATATTTCGTGGAGGGAAAAAATAATGTTTAAATCAGAGAAACAAAGACGATATATGCATGCTAACCACCCTGAAATCGCACAGCGATGGGAGAAAGAGTATAAAAAAGGTGGAAGAGTAAAAGTTAATGAAGGTGGATATATTGGACCAAGCATTAGAGGTGAGTATGGTGGAGTTAATTTATCAAATCCACACAACAAGAAATATTATAAAGGAATGATATAAGTGGATCCGTTAGTTGTTGTAGCCAAACTACAAAAAATAATGAGAGACAATTTACAAAGAGTTGGGGATGCCATGATAAGTGGTGGTGTTGACAATATGGAAAAATACAAGTATATGTTAGGACAAGCTAATACATATCAATTTATACTACAGGAAATCTCTAACCTGCTAGAACAGAAGGAGCAAAAAGATGAGCAAGGAAACGTTATCGATATCGGAAAAGGGAATCCCAAAACATAGGAATGCACTTTCTGAAAAATATCTAGATGAAGCCAAAGGTGAAAAAGAACCTTTGAATCCAGACAACATACAAAACGTAAAAGACCAGCTACCCGATCCTAGCGGCTGGAGACTTTTAGTTTTACCTTTCACACCGAAAGAAAAAACTAAAGGTGGAATTATTATTGCACAAGAATCATTAGAGAAATTAAGGATAGCTACAAACTGTGGTTATGTTTTAAAAGTTGGCCCATTAGCTTATTACGATAAGGAAAAATTTCCTACAGGCTCTTGGTGTAAAAAAGGAGATTGGGTGATTTTTGCAAGATATGCAGGGTCAAGATTACCAATTGACGGCGGAGAAGTCCGTTTATTAAACGACGACGAAGTTTTAGGAACTATAAAAGATCCTGAATCAGTGTTGCATAATGTATAACATAGAAGGAGATAACTATGCCAGAAGATGACAAACAAGATCTAGTTGACATTGATACATCGGGTCCCGGTGCAGATGTTGAATTAGAGGAAGAAAAAGTAAAAGAAGTAAAAGAAGTAAAAGAAGAAACTACTAACGAACAAGATAAAACTTATGAAAATGAACGCGAAGAAAAACTTGAAGAAGCAAAAGTAGAACCAAGAGTTGAAGAAGTAAAAGAAGAAACTAAGAAAGAAGAACCAAAAGAAGAATTAGAACAATACAGCGAAGGCGTTCAAAAAAGAATTGCAAAGCTTACTAAAAAATGGCGAGAAGCTGAAAGGCAAAAAGAAGCCGCTTAGACTTCGCCAGAGGGGGTCAAACAGAACTTTCCCAATTGAAAACTAGAATGGCTAAACTAGAGCCAAGTTATGTAAATGCGGTTGAGAATAGAGTCATTTCAGGTCTAGCAGCTGCTAAATCTAAGCTTATGAGAGCTAGAGAAGCAGGTGATATAGATGCTGAAGTTGATGCACAAAAAGAGATTGGTAGACTTGGAATGGAAGAAGTAAGAGTTAATACTCTTAAAAATAAACTTTCTGAGACTAAAGAAACGGAAGTAAAAACTCCATCTTTAAACCAAGCAATTCAAGCACCACCTACTGATCCAAAAGCAGAAGAATGGGCTGATAGAAATGAATGGTTTGGTAAAGATAATGCCATGACTTACACAGCATTTGACTTACATGAGAAGTTAACTAAACAAGAAGGCTTCGACCCACATTCTAACGAATATTATTCTGAGATAGACAAGCGAATGAGACTTGACTTCCCACATAAATTTGATAGAAAAGAACTATCGGAAGGAACGACCAAACCTACACAAACAGTAGCGTCGGCAACGCGAAGTGTTAAACCTGGTCGCCAAACTGTGAGACTCACTTCATCGCAGGTAGCAATTGCTAAAAAATTAGGAGTGCCATTAGAAGACTATGCGAAACAATTAAAAATAATCACGAAGGAGATATAAGCATATGCAAAAAGAAACAAAAATTTCCCGTGCGAGTCAAACCAGAGTTAAAGAAGCAAGAAAACAAGTTTGGACTCCACCATCATCTTTAGATGCACCCCCTGCACCAGATGGATATCATCACAGGTGGATAAGAGCCGAGTCAATGGGTTTTGACGATACAAAAAACATGGCCGGTAAGCTGAGATCAGGTTACGAATTAGTGAGAGCTGATGAATACCCTGACACAGATTATCCAGCGATTGATACAGGTAAGTACAAGGGAGTGATCGGAGTTGGCGGACTATTGCTGGCTAGGATATCTTTAGAGTTAGTTAAATCGCGTAAGGAGTATTTTGATAACCTTACACAACAAAAAGACGAAGCGATCAATAACGACCTTATGAAGGAACAGCACCCAGGAATGCCTATCGATATTGATAGACAGTCCCGTGTAACCTTCGGTGGTACAAAAAAAGACTAATAATTTTTTAGTAATTTTTGCCAACGAATTCAATTAATTGTGACTGGAGGTCCGTAAGGACAGGTCACTAAAGGAGAAAATAATATGGCAAACCAAGACGCAGCTTTCGGATTAAAACCCCTAGGCAAAATTGGACAGTCAGCAGATAATAACGCAGCTACTGAATATGAAGTAGCAGCATGTGCTTCAGCTTTTGCTCAAAACGACCTTATGGTTGCTTTGGCAGCAGGAACTGTTGGCATAGGCGCAGCTACTGATAACGGAGTTCTTTTGGGCTCTTGTCAGGGTGTGTTTTTCACTGACTCTTCAACAAGTAAACCAACCTTTGCTAATCACTTAGTTGCTTCAAACGCAGCTACTGATATCAAAGCGTTTGTTACAGACGATCCATTTCAAGTTTATGAAATACAATCGGATGCATCAGGCGCAACTCAACAACTAGACGTTTTCACAAACGCCGACGTTGCTGTTGCTGCAGGTGTAACTCCGCATTTTGTTTCTAAAACTGAAGTGACGGACACTCAATCAACAACTACAGCTAACTTGCGAATCATCGGAATTTCGGACGATCCTGACAATAGCGACTTAACAGCAGCTAATTGTAACTTTAAAGTGATCATCAACGAACACTTCTACATGACCGCAACAGCCGTATAATAGCAGAATAGGAGAATAAAAAATGGCTATATCAAGAGGACAACTAGTTAAAGAACTAGAGCCAGGTTTGAATGCACTATTCGGCTTGGAATACAAAAACTATGCTAACGAACATGCGGAGATTTTTGACACTGAAAACAGTGACAGAGCTTTTGAAGAAGAAGTAATGTTATCTGGTTTCGCAAATGCACCAGTCAAAGCAGAAGGAACGGGAGTTTCATTTGACAACGCTCAAGAAACTTTTACCGCTCGTTACACACATGAAACGCTTGCTTTAGCGTTCGCGATCACTGAAGAAGCGATCGAGGATAACTTGTATGATAGACTTGCGTCTAGATATACAAAAGCTTTAGCGAGATCAATGGCTAACACTAAACAGGTGAAAGCCGCTAAGGTGTTAAACAACGGGTTCGGAACAGCAGATGGTGGAGATGGTAAGGAGCTTTTAGCTACTGACCACCCTATCGTTTCTGGAACTGAACAGAATGAGTTAACTACAGCAGCAGACCTTAACGAAACATCTTTGGAGCAAGCATTAATTGACATTGCAGCTCTTACAGATGAAAGAGGTTTAAAAATTGCAGCTAGAGGTATGAAATTAATTGTGCCTTCAGCTTTACAATTTACTGCTGAGAGACTTATGAAGTCAACACAAAGAGTTGGAACAGCTGATAATGATATCAATGCAGTTGTATCTATGGGAATGATTCCACAAGGTTATACTGTGAATCATTACTTAACTGATACAGATGCTTGGTTCGTTAAAACAGATGTACCTAATGGTCTTAAACATTTTGTAAGAGCACCATTAAAAACAGCTATGGAAGGCGACTTTACAACTGGAAACGTAAGATACAAAGCTAGAGAGAGATACTCATTTGGGTTCTCCGACTGGAGAGGTATTTTCGGATCACCGGGAGCATAATAAAATAATATTTTGTGGCGGACACAGTTCCGCCACAATTTACTTTTAGAAAGAAAAATGCGACAATTTCTAGTTAATATATGGGCTTATGATTATCACGCTAAATTTGAAGTTTTAGCAGAGGATAATCGTGAATCTATAGAGAAATCAATCCTTGACAAACTAGGAGAAAAGTCTATAAAGTGGGAAACAACAGGAATGTTTAGAGATATTCCCAACAGAATAACCTATGAGGAGGTTAATCATGACCGAAGACCTATACAAACAAAAAAGGTCCTTGGAGTTGAGATGGCAGTTGGAGTATGAGCAAAATGGCAAATATACTCTTAACATGGTCGAAATTGATAATACA